AAAAACATTTACATATTTTTGGGGTGAATAATGGAAATAATATTGACTAATTTTATGACTAATTTTATAGCTAACGGTTTGCCTTTGGCATTGTTAGCCGTTGTTATATTATTTGATTTTTTAAGAGATATGATAAGAAGGTAAAACATGATATCAATGATATTTATGTTTATCCTGGATATGATTAGTAATTTAGCTAATACATTATTAGCTCCTATAAACCTTTTGGTTTCTGGAGCTTTGAGTGTATTAACTGGTTCTAGTTTAGAAATTTTTAGTGAAATTATTAAACTAGTTATGAAATCTGCACAAATAATAGGTTATGTTTTAGGGAAATTATTGATAAATACTGACTTACTGCTTGCAGTAGTTAGCTTTTATCTAATTCGTAAGAATTATAATAAAATTTTAAGTACTATTACATTTGTTAAAAATGTAATAAAAAATTTTAAAGTTATCTAATTTTAATTAGATAGGAAAGGGGTAAAGTTTGAGTACAAACTTGGAGATGTACATCCCAGACGAAGTAGGAGATGAGTTTATCTATTTTGTGAAACAAAATGACGGGACTTTTATTTTGTACGATAGACCATATATTGGACAAAATACAAGCTATAATTATTGGATATTATATAAATCTTTAGGTGAAGATTATAAAGAGAAATTACAAGGACATACTAACCAATAAGTGAAAGTTTATTATTTTTATTCAAACTAATAAACTGCTTAACTTCATTGCTAAATAAGCAATGAAAGTGTAACTTGCCATTTTTATGTTCTTCAGGAATAACTAAATATTGCAAGTCTTTTTCAATCCTTTTCATTTTCTTTAGATATTTTTTCAAAACATCTAAACGCATTTTATTTTCTAAATCTTCCTTAAAAGTAAGAGTTATAAAATAACAAAAATCGTTAACTTTAGTTAACTCTCTTATCCTTTTTTTTCTTCTTCTGTTAACTCTTTCTATATCTTCTTCTCTTCTTTTCAAGAAACCACTTTCACCCTTATATCTAGTTTCAAGCAATCTATCAATTGCTTTCTTTTCATTTTCATATTTGTTGATTACAACATCAACACTATTATTGTATTCAATAACCTTTATTTTCATACATTCCCCCTTATTATGTTCCTAAATTGTCCGTCTTTATCAAGTAAGAGACGGACAATCTGACGCGCTTCGCTTGTCGCACTTTCAAGTTCCTATTTTTTTGCAAAAAAAAGAGAAACTTAAAAGTTAATTACTTACTTTTATAGTTTCTAGTGTATCATACAATTTTGATATATTCAAGTTAGACTTGAAAATATTTGTTTGTATGATTGGACTCTCCCAATCCATAAGATCCTTATTGAAAACCATGTTTTCAGCGTCCCCTATCTGATTAAAGAATATAGTAACAAAAAAATTAACATTATTACAATTTATGTTATACCTACAGTATCTCCTAAATGTAATATTAATCTCCAACCACTCTTGAGCGGTTGTAATGAAGATTATTTCTCTCTTTCTCAATTGAGAAATAAAGCTTAATATATCTTTATTTACTGCTTGTTTCTTTTCTAAAATCGTAAAGATTTCGTCAAAGAAAACAATCACTTTCTTATCTTGCTTCTGTAAAAAAATTGCTTTTTTTATCAAATCAGAAATATTTTCAAGATAGAAAATATCTTTTCTATCTTTCACGTTATAGTAATAACTATAAACATTCGTCAAAATCACGCGATTACCTGATTGTTCCTCTAAATATTTTATAGCAGAGTAAGTCTTTCCTTTTCCTTGTTTACCAACAAAGCAATACAAGCCATACTCATTATTCTTACTTAAAAAACCTTTTTTAAAAAAAGATCTTATATTAATTTTTACCTTGTTAGAAATCATATAAATGATTATCATAACAAGCAAAAAACCTAACATCCAAAAAATTATCACTATAGAAAGTCACCTGCCTTTCCAACATTATTACCTGTTTTAATATCTTCGACCATCTTTTTGAATTGATCAAAAATCATGAACACAATATAACCGTTAGCTATTAAAGCAACTAACTTATAAGGTTCAAAACTAGTGAACCAAAACGCCCCAGCTATTGGAATATCACCAAGCCAAGGAAACGGTATTTTAGGCGAATCTGCATAATCAACATATTTCACCCAAAAAATAACTTCTTTAAGAAAATCAATAGGTAAAGTTAAAAACTTACTAAAATTCGCGTCACCGAAACTTTGTTTCGTCTTGCTTAATTTTATTCAAAACCGTATTTGAACCAGAATTTGCATCTGGCTTACTATTAACAAACTCATTTTGTTTTTTTTGCTCTTCTGTTTGCTTTTCAAGCTCTTGTTTTTGTTTTTCTTGAATAGTTGTTTGCTTTTCAAGCTCTTTAATTATCTGTTTTTCTCTTTCTCCTACATTAGGGTTAACTAATTCGCTCAGTTTTGCTATAGTTTTTTCATAACTATAGAAAACAGTCGCCGAGTTAGTGTCAAGCTCCTTATATCTCATTCTATCAGTGCCGTAATCCGTCCCTGATAGTTAAAACGATATAATAAAACGTCATTATTCGATATGCGAAATTTAATGACTTTACTATCGCTATATATGTTCCATACATCGCTTATATATATTCGGTTGAAATTATTTTCAACCGAATTAGTCCACAAAGTGGACGTAATAGGAAATAAATACATAAAAGTCTCATCACTATCTGCTGGTTTAAGCGTAACGGGAAGAAATTTCCCGGATATAAGGTTATTATATAATTCCTTATATCTATTATCATTTCCTATAGCTTTTGAGCCATATTTACTTTTACTTCTTTCAATACTTTCACTAATTAAAACATCATATTTTTTTACATTTTCAATAGTTAATTCTGCATTTTTAGTATCACTTTCTACTTCTATTGCAAATGCTTTGCTGCTTTTCAATACTAAAAGGATGAAAAGCGCAGCAAGCAATATAATCAATAATTTATTATTTTTATTAAAACCCATTTAGAAGTCCTCCGCTTTTGTACTATTGAGGTTAAGATATTTAAA